TCATAAGCGCAGGATCACAGTCAAATCGCTCCCGGGAATACTCGTCCCGACCCCGGAGATATCCAGACTGAGCTGATCGCCCGACCGCAGCGGCGGCAATCCGAAACCGCCGGCAACGCTCGATGTCGTCGCGGACGCCGCAATTTGCAAAGTCGCATACGATGCGCCGTTGCGGTTGATCCGAAGGTCTATCGCAGCGCCGGCGGGCGCGGTTCCGACGATCGCATAAATATCCCGCACGGACCGGTCGCCGTCGACAATCGCGATCGGGGCCGCGCCGGTCTGGATCGCCAGATACCCGCTAACTTGAAATGAGAACTGCCCGCCGGCCAGCGTCCGCAAGCCGGAGTCAATCGTCCCCGTGTACAGGTTCGAGGTGACAGGCCCGTCACCCAGCGCGTTGGTCATGTAGAGGTCCACGCTCGCGATGCGAACGTCCGGCAGAGCCGCGTTGAACTCCCAGTCGCCGCTTGCGGGGCTTCCGAAAAAGTTTCGGATAAACGGCAGTATGAGCACCTTTTCGCTCAGCGGGTACGCAGTAACGGGAAGATCGTGCTGCACTGCTGTACTGCCCTGCGCCGCGCGGACGACGGTTGAGCTTCCATCCGCGTTTGTCGAGGCGACCTCAACGATTTCCTGCTCGATTTGCAACAGCGCGCCAGCATCGAACGTCTGGCCGAAGGCAATCGTCGTGTCTCCAGCCTGAACGACGGTGGGCACCGAAATTGGCGTGGCGCCATTGACCTCGTCGTACAGGTGAAATCGGTATGTTCCCGCAACAATTCCGCGCGTATTCGTCAATGAAGTGAAAGCGATTGCGCCGAGGTCCAACACCCCTCCCGTCGTCGGTGACAGAGCTACACCGAAAACCGGCGCCGGGGGCACGTCGGAATCGGCGGCGAGTTCGCCGGATTGGCCCAGCACCCATCGCGTCAGCGGCGAGACCTCGTACGCAGCCTCCTCATCGTTTGCATTTGCCGCCCGCGCCGAAATTTCTATTCCCGCCCCGATCCGCTCTGGGACGTCGATGGAAATCGGGCTGCTCGCTCCCTTCGCTCCGAATCGCCACGAATTCTCTGCCACCACAAACCAGCTCGTGGCATCCGGAGTAGTCGACCATGGCGCGGCAACCGTAAGCACGGTCGCCGTGTTGCTCGCAATCGCACGCTCCTGGCCTGCTCCGGCGCCGCGCATAATGCGGACGATTGCGCCCGCATAGCTGTTCACGACCATTTCGAGCGTCGTATTCCCGATCGTTGTCGCGGAATGAATGGCCGAGGACGTTTCCGGAAGTAGTTCCCAGCGCCAATCCACGTTCACGTGATCGAACTGCGGATCCGGCGGCAAGATCGTTTGCGCGGGAAAGCCGGTATCCGTGAACGCCGCGGCTGGAATTTGATTGGATGCAATCCGGTAGAGCAATTCCGGCGTCAGTCCACGATAAACATTGAAGGAGGCCGACGCAGCAGTCAGACCAATCCCGTCGAGCACAACGGAATTTGTGTTCGGACCGGCGGCGACTGTCGTCTGCGCGACAAACGAAAGCGGGCTCTCGCCCCCGTCGCTGTCCACGGCGCTGAGCGCGTAGAAATAAGTCAGTCCGCCGGCGAGCGTGCCACCCATGGCACTCACCACGGGAGAAAGCCCCAACAACGGCGCGGGCAGCGTACCGAGCCGTCCCGAAGGAGCCGTGAATGAAACGCTCAGCTCAACCTCGGCAGTCCCGTCGCTGCCGCTGACTTCGGACTCGATGATGCCCAGTTGCAGTGCGCCGTTCGAATCCGTTACCGTCCCGATCACCGGCGCGGGAATCCCTGAACCCCGGCCTGTCTGCCTTCCGATGCCGCCCGTGATTCCGTAAACCGTATCCGAGTACCATTCGTCGTCGTGAAATTGCGCCGTAATCGTCGCCGTGCGAAAGCCTGCGCCAGGAGCAATCTTTGTGATCCGGAACGGCGTCCGCTGCAGGTTCTCTTTGAGATACGACACAGTGATCAAGTCGCCCGGCATCAATCCGAGCGCCTTCACGCTTGTCTCGAACTCGATGTAAGTGTTCCCGGCGATTCCCCGGTTCAGCCCGAGTAACAGCATCCGCGCAGCCTGGCTGAAAGTCGAAATGCCGACCGCATCCCAGTTCGCCGCGACCTCCTGGCCGCAAAGATCGACATCGTCTTCGTCGGCCAGCGACAGACTGTCCTGCTGATACTGATTGAACGAGTCCTGAAACTCAATGGACAGCCGATTTGGAGTATCCTGCGCTCCCTTGGCGAACAACCGCACGCTCGAGCTCCCGTCATTACTCCGCGCAATCGAACTCGCATCGAACTCATAGGCAGGCCAGCCGCCATTGAAAGGATTGCTCGCGTTGCTTCCGGCCGGCTTCGCAGGCTGTTGCGCCGCAAATGTGCCTTCCACGCGAACCTCAAGCGACCCACTCGCGTTTAATACCAAATAGAGCCGCGAGCCATTCCGAATCGATCGAATAATCTGCCCCGCGCTCGTTCCGTTCTTCAGCGCAAATTGACATTGGAAGCGCGGCAGTTGCACGCTACCCCCTACCGGGTCATCGACGCTGATCAGTTCGTCGGCATAGACAGAGGCTCTTGCGAAGCTCGTCAGGTCAATCTCATCAAGGGTATATCCGCTTCGCATGAGCACGTCGAGCAGCACCCATGCCGGATTGCTGGAAAACGCATCCCCGAGATAATTGCCGTTCGTGTCAAATTGCCAGAGTCGCAGCCCATTCATCAAAACCTGAATCGCCGGAGTGCCCGTGCCGTCGTTGATTCGATTTGGGACAACCACCGACAAATACGCCATGCTGCCGTAAGGATCGCCCTGCGGAACTCCCTGCGCATTCCCGAAGTTCGCATCCTGCGCGCCATTTCGCGTGCCTGAACTCACGAGGGTGTACCAGCCCGTCGCAGTCATATTCGCCCCGTTGACGGACTGCGGGATCTCGATATCGTTGACCAGCACTTTCAGGATGCCTTCGATCTCTCCCATCCCCAGCAACACTTCCATACGCGTCAGATTGCCGTCGTTCCGCGAAAACACGACGTTCGGGGCATGCCATTGCGTGCCATACACGAGAGGAACAAAATCGTTGTATCGCGCCGTATTGTCCTGAACAGCCGAGAGCTGGTCGTGTTTTTGTCCAGAGCGCCGAACGAGAATTGTGGGCGGCACGTATTCGATCCCACCAAAGCGCGCGGTCGGGCGGTTACTGGTATCTATCGTGAACATGCCGCGCTGCTCGCAATCGGAGCGCGTCAGCGAACAGCTTGTGAATGGAGCGTTCCCATCCAGATTCCCCACGCCGTTCTCCTGATCCGGCGAGTAACCGCACCGGAAAAAAGGGGAGTATTTGCCTCGCAGTCCGCCGTCGATCGCCTTCAACCGCTGATCAGTGGTCGCTGGAAAGCGCCAGGGACAAAGGCGCTGCACACGCACATCGGGCACGACAGTCCTTTGCATCGAAATGCGGTTCATCGCGTTCAGCCGGAGGGTGCTCTCGGTGATCAGATCGGGAGAATTCATCAGGCCCCGGAAAACAACGACCGCGTCGCTCGTGGCTGCCCCCGCACCCAGATCGAAAAAGAGCACGCGCACTGTCAACTGTGCGCCTTTAAAACCGGTCTGCCGCTCGATTTCAGACAGTTCTGAATCGGCGTTGGCAAGTTCGAACGACAACTTCGGAGCGCCGCCGACTTGCAGGTCCGACGCCATCTGCGCCTCGAACATGTTGTGACGCAATAACCGGCCTTCGTATGAGGCCCCGCTCCATGAGATCGTCTGGCTGCTCCAGTGCCGCACGTTTCCGTCGGACAACGTGCAGTCGAAAAGGAACAATGGCGTATCCGCCGTGAGTTGCTCCTTCGCTGTAAATGGACTCCCCATTCGTTTTTTCCTGCCTCGTTGAATTTGCCTAATGGACGCGCGACGTCAATCGGATTTCACACGACGTCCGCCCGACTCCGGTACTCACCATGCGCAACTCGTCGTCTGCGAAGTAAGTCTCTCCGTAGATTCCCGTCGCGGATGCGGACTGCTTATACTGCGACGCATACGGCTGCGCTTCTGCCTGCAATCCCCATACATCGATCGCCTGACCTGCCGCAACAGACAGCGAGAAAGTCGATTGCCCCGCTCCGGCGCCTCCAGACCCGCGAACGGAGAACCGTTTCCACACTGGCCCGACTGCACATGAGACTGCAAGCGCATCTCTGCCGAGAACGACTGTTGCCGCCGTGCTGCTCCGCATCCACGCGCTGAAGCAGCCTGTATAATCGCCTGGCATGGCAATGCTCTGCTGGATCTCTAACGTGCCGGCCGCCGTGTTGTGAAGAGACCACGCCCGCAGCGTGCCCAGAGGATCCGTCGCGCCGGCCGATATCTGCAATAAACCGGCCTGCCAGTCCGGTCGCGACAAATCTTCACTCCAGCCGAGCAGATTTGCCATCGGATCAATGAAGAGGAATGCCCCGAACCTGCCGTTTACCGACGCGAACAGGTCCGTCAGCGCGCTCGCTTCAGCATCCGTGAGTTCCTCATATGACAGCCGCCACGCGATCTCATCGGTGGTGTTGTCAGCGAGCCGGATCAGTTCACCGCTTTCCATCTGATTCGTGATTGATCGCCACCGGCGAACCCGGCCAAATGGATACTGCGCAATGGAGCCGCTTCCAATTTGCGGGAATCGCGTCATGGGATCTCCTCAATCACGATCCGCGCCTGTCCATCCATTTCGCCCTTCATTCCTGCTGCGAACTGCTCCCCGGAAATGACACACCGAGGGGCCGTGGCTCCCGTGATGGGATCGCTGTATGCAAACGGCGCGCTTCCCTGCGCTTCGAGAAACGCCACCAGTTCGGCGAGTTCCGTTTCATCGAGCAGATCGAGCCGCAGGCTCCATCGGCCCAGATTTCTCCCAAAGAGGCGAAAGCTCTGCCGGCTGCCATTCAGAAACCGGATCGTGCGTGTGGAGAACTGAAGCGAGCGCTCCAAAGGGTACTGCGCGACGGCGGATGTCTTCAATAGGGGAAAAGTCATTGGGTCCTCACAGACTCGCCACAACGTCGTTGATGGGATGCAGATTCAACATCGCTTCCCGCACTGCGCTCGCGATGTCGTAACTGCGGTCCATGAGCGATTGACTATCCATTGCCGACACATTGACCGTAATGTTGGCTGCGGCAGGAGGCGTGGAACTCGCGGCGGACGCCACGCTCGCCTGACCGCCGGCCAGAGGAGCCTGTGAGTCAGCCCGCAGCACAGCATCAATGGAAACCGGTGGCGGCGGAACATACACGGGGAGCGGTGCGGGCTGCGAATTTCCCCCGCCGAACAGGCCCGCAATCCCGGAGATCAATGGCCCCAGAAGTCCAAGACCGCTCTCGAGGCTGCCCACCGCATGTTCCACCTTTGTCCCGGCGGATTGGCTGCCGCCCCCTCCGCTGTTTCGCTGCAGCGCTTGCGTATTCGCGGCGAGCGCCGTGACTTGTTGCTGATAAGCGGCCTGCAATTGTGCGATCTGCTCGCCGGCCTGCGATAGCGCGGCCGACAAATCCGCCGTGTCGCCGACACCCGTTTCCAGCACAGGCGACTCCGCGACTCCTCTCCGCCCACGCGGCTTGATTGCCTCAAACGCCTCTTCAATACTGCGGTTTGCCATCTCGTTCCTCGCGTTCCATCTCATCCCGCAAAATCAAAAATGCATCCACCTTACGCGCCTCGATGTCGGGTGAAAGCTCCAGATTCAATCGATGCCGGATAAAAAACTCCTCAATCAACGCGAGGCTCTCGCCGGTCACGAATGATTTCGGGCACTCCTCAGCCTGGGCGTGCTTTCGAGCCCATACGACGCCCGGGCTCCCGCGTTCTGCCGCCGGCAGAAAGCCGCACCGGCGTTTCATTTCAAGGCCGTGTCTCCTGCAGGAGTCGCAATCCCACCCGGCCCTGTTCGAATGCTGCCGGTTGGCAACGACGAAGTGGAACGCGACGATCAGTTTTTTCTTTCAGTTTCCGTAAGCCCGCACTCGGCTTTGACGGCCGCGAGCGCCTCCTGGAAGAGTTCCTCCGGCCCGCGATCGATCAACGACTCGGCGGTCGCCGGTGCGCCATCGATATCGAGGCCGCGTACCTCCTCAAGTCCCCACAGCAGGTAAAGACGATCGATTTCGCCCCCGAGCAGACTGGCTTCCATTTCGTTGCGCGCCTCTCGTCCGGCCTCGAAAAATTCGAGCCTCGCGGCAAGGTCCCGCACTTTGCGCATCAGTTCCAGCCGCCGCCCGAATGTCATTCGTGCGACGACGAACTCCACGCCCGGACTCACGCCTGACGCAACGATCTTTGCGCTACTCCAGGCGAGCTTACAGTTTTCCCGGCTCATCCGAACGCCACCACCAGTTCATCGTCGATCGTGCCCTGTGCTCTCGTATCGTGAAACTTCCACTTGAGTCTGTTATCCGAGTCGTCGAACACGGGCACATCCGGAATGACGCTCTTCAGATAGATGCCCATCAACGAGCCACTCGTTTGCCCGAGTTGGAACATCATGCTGATTGCCGAGTGTTGCCGGGCTGCCTGATACAGGGCGGCTGTTGCGGCATCGTCCTGGCTGAAGAGCTCGAGCGTCACAGTTACGTCGCGCGCGCCCGGCGCGATGGCGCGCGGCAATATCGACCCGAATTCATTCATCCGCAGGTTAATGTTGTTCCGCATCTCGATCGATGCCTGGGCAACCGTGAAAAATTGATTCGGAATCACCCCAAGCCATACCTGGCCCAGGTTTCCCGGAACCGGCGAGTAGCTGAATGCGGTGGCCTCCGGCTCCGGCGGGAAATCCGTCGCTCCACCCTGCCCGCTCGTGAATGACGAGCTGTCGACGATGTCCTGGGCGCCGCCCTTAAAGTCAAACCCGTGAAAATCGCCGTTGATTTTGACCGTAAACCGGTCCACCGCCAGTCCCGAAATCACTCGCTGAACCGACGTCGTGGGGTCCCAGTAATCAAACAACGAAATACTCGGCAGTTCAGACGCGACCGCATATCCTGCTGTCGGCCCGATCGCATCGTTAGCCAGCGGCGCCGTTGAAAACGGCGCGTTCAACACCACTGTCAGCGAATCGTCTGACACCGCCGAAACAAATCGAATCTCACCATTGAACGCGACAGCCTGCCCCGGCGCCAGGCCGGGCGGCGTCGCGAATTTGATGTTTGACGCGTCCGTCCCGTCATTCGCGGTCGCACCGGGCCATATCGCGCCGGCCCCACCCAGCGCTGCCTGAAAAAGCGGATCGTGTGGAGGCGCCACGGTCGTGTCCGGCCAGTCCATCATGTATGTCGTCAGCCCGAAACTGGTCTGCCGCCGCATTCCGTCAGGCACGCCAGGCCACGTCCGGCTTCCCGTCTTGTCTTTCCGTTGACTCCTCGCGCGCTGTTGATGCGCGGTGAGCTGAATGGCCGGAATTCGGTTCGCGGCGGTGATCGCCGGAATCTGCCCATATGCGCTCTCCACCGCGCAATACCAGCGATTTGCGTTGGATGAAATATATGCCATTGCTATTTGCTGACCTCCACCTCGAAACCCACCTTTGCTTTCTGCAGAAAATTGATTCCACCGCGCGCCACTGGTTCATAGTGGACGTCATACCCCCCGCCATAAAACGAACCGCCACCCCAATCGCCGCGTGAGTCGTCGAGCAGAGCACAAACGGCATCGACATAGACCTGCAGGTTCGATTCGATTGAATCGAGCCGCTCCTGCGAATGCCGGACCTCGACCACCATGTGAGCCTTCCCGGAAAACTGGCGGAACTTTTCCCGTTGCGTGTTCGAGACCTTGTCGCAGTACACCAACAGGGCCGGATAATGCGTTGACCCCGTCTTCTCGCTGATTTCGACGCTCGCATTCTGCGCCAGAATGGTCCGGATGCCGGCCGCTTGCACTCCCGGATCGGTTTGAGTGATGGCCCCCACTCTCGCGCTCACGCCATCCGTGTTCGAGCGCAGACGGGCCACAACGCCTGTCGTCAGTGCCCCTGTTAATCCGGCCATTTTTATCCCCTCAAAATCGTGCGCGCCAGGCGGCGCCGGTAATCCGGCGGCTGGCCGTTGCCCGGCAGCGTGCCGTGTGCGACCTGACCGGGAACAAACAGGAAGCTGTCCGCGACACCCACCGCGAAATTGTTCTGCAGGAACGTCGCGTCGAGCGACGTGCCCGCGTAGACGTTGAATCCCGTCGCATTGTTGGGAGCAGTACCCGTCCCGACCGTCATCAGATTCCCATCAGCAACAACGAGTGACGACGCCGCCGAGGGGGTTCCTTCCTGTCCCGCCGCGTTTACCCACGTGATGCGCGCGTAGAAGGTCCCGCCAGCCTGGGGGCCGGGCTTTGTCGACAGAATCGGTAGCGGAGCTTTCGGTAACGGATCGTGCACAACGCCAAGCCCGCTCGCTATAACCGAGTCCCTCACTTCGCGCGTGAGCTTCGCATATTCCTGCCATTTCGCCTGGTAGCGATCGACCAGCTGGCTGAAATAAGCATCGCGATAAATCAACGCGAGGGCGTGAATTGTCTCCCACCGTTTCAGCGGCGGCGTAACCACGACCTGCTCGATGCGGAGCGCGGGATCCCACACCAGCTCGCATGCTTCCCATCTGCTGCTTAGCCACAACGTCAGATCCGTCCGGATCTCTTCCATTGCCAGACGCAGCTTGGTTGAAACGTTGATTCCAGCGCTAACCGCAACGTCGAGCAGCCCTGCATCCTGATCCGTCAGATCGTCGATTGTGCTGGCGGGCCCCTCCACAAAGAGCGCCATATCAGCTCCGTTCTTTCGGCGCAAGAGCCGAAGGGACGTTTTGCGCAACCGGCTTTAGCTGCTTTTTCAATTCCTGCGACGGAATCACCATCACCTGAACGCGCTTCGCCGCCTCGCTCTGCTCGTGCGCCTCTCTTGTCGCGCGCTGCGCCTCATGAAATTCACTCGCCTCATCGGGGGTCGCCACCCGCGATCGCAGTTCCGCCAGCAGCCTCGCCGCGATCCGGCGCGGGACCTCGGTCCGAACCCCAGCCTTACCGCCTTCGGGCGTGTCGAGACTGACCACCACCACGTCTTCACCACTCAACGTTTCATCCGCCTCGCGCACTTTCTGGTAATAAGCCCGCAAATCCATCCCTTTTTCTCCTCTGCCTGAAAATAAAAGGGCGGACCCGCGGGTTACCCGCTGATCCACCCTTCGTGAGTGACTCGAGCCTAGCTGTTGACTTGCACCGCGAAGTTGTTCCGCAGAATTGCGGCCCCGTAAAGCACGTCAACCGTGAACTGCTGCGAGAGCGTGTTCGGCTGATAGCTCATCGTGACCCGCATCCCGAAATTGCCCAGTTCGGCATACTCCGCAATGGCCCCGGTACCCGGCAGCGGCTGCGGCAGCCGGCGAACCACAAGCCCGATCGCGTCCTTTGCGAAAGCGAGATTATGGGTGGCTACGGGCGAGCTGCCCGTCTTCGCGACGTACTGCGAGCGGAACACGAAGAAGTCTTTGATCTTGCCGATTGTTCCATCGACAATCGCCCGGAGTCCCGCTTCGCCGGCCGTCTGGAATTCACTAAAGCGCGGGATTTGACGCATCTGCGAGTAAGTGCCGCTGTCGACAATCAAATACTTCGGAGCACTCGCCGGAATCTTCGACTGGAACAGCGCCGTTTCGGCCTGATCCAGCAGAGCCTCAGTCACGGGCGTCCCCGCCGTACCGAGGGGTGTGTTTGCCGAGAAGCCCGCGTAAAGTGAAAGCAGGTCTGTCTCGATCTTTTCCGCGATTGCGACTACGGCGGGCTGCATGTACACCTTCAGCAAATCCGGCACTGCGAGCACCTTCGTCACATCCGGAATCTGGAAGGTCGCCTCGGCGTGTGTATTGAGAACGATTTGCGCGTTCCCCAGACTCGGATTCTGCGGCTGCACTGCATTGCCCTCCGCCAGGTTGTTGGCTACGAGCTGAGGCGCAATCGGAACGTTCACCGTGTCCCCCGCCTGGGCCAGGGTCGGTTCGTAGTCCCGATTCACCAGGTTCCCCATCACGAGGTTTCCCACCAGGGCCGGTAAAGCATCGGCCGCCACAAGTTTCACGATCGCGTTAGCGACGTTTGTTGACGTAATTGAAGGCATCGTTCTCCTTAAAGATGGTTCCGGTGACAGATCGCGCCATCGGAAGGTTTGACGCCGTCGTATACCGCCGGCGCTTTACTGCGTTATTACAAGCGCACAGGCTGTAAGCCGTTGTGCGCGACCACATCAAACGAGCACACAGGCTGTAAGCCGTTGTGCCCGGCCGCATCAAACGAGCACACAGGCTGTAAGCCGTCTGCGCGTCACATCGAACGCACACGCCACTGGTGGGCGCGCACGGTTACAGCTATCGGGGACTACACCCCCCGCGGTGTCTGCGTGGTGACCACACGCAAGATCTCTTGCCGCACCCGATCCAGATCTTCTTTGCTCATCGACGGCGAGATCTTGTCGAGATCCACTCCTCCCGACATATGCGCCGACGCCTTCTGACTGCCCGTCATACCCGTGCCTCCTGCGATTCGTGCCGGCAGGAACTCGGGATTCTCCTGAACAAAACCGGCGAGGAACTCGCTGACGGGCTGGTCCCCACTCTCATTCCGGGCAACGAGCCGCCCATCCGCTGCTCGAACGATCCCATCCTGCACCGCTTTGTAGGCAAGGTCGACCTTCGTCACGCCCAGCCTTTGTAGTTCCGTCCGAATCGTCGTGCTGCGCTGGGCCTCGTCCGCCACCGCCCGGCTGCGCTTGTTTTCTTCCACCAGCTCGTTCACACGCTTCTCGAGCTGTTCGCGGCGGCGCCGCTCCTCGTGAAGTTCGGTCTTGTAAGCCGGCTCACGCCTCGCGGTGTCCTGACGCATATATTCATCGATCGCCTGCTGGACGATTGCCTGCACATTCACTTCTTCGCTCATTTAGTCCTCGCTTTCTTAAGCCGCCGCGTCGATTTCGTCGGCAATCTGATTCTTGATGTCCTGCCGCGTATCGCACAGGTACTTCAGGGCCACGCGCTTGTGTACCTGCTTCCGCAGCGTGGGTGAATCGATTCCGAGCGCCAGCAGATTCTTCGCATCCTCTGCCTCGGTCGTGAAATCGGTAATGTCGAATTCATCCAGCCCGACGACATCGATAGCAAGATCGTCCTGCCGCGCCGCCGCGATCGCGTTCAGCACGCTCCGTAACGAATCCTTCACCACTTCGCCATAGGCGCGCAGGATCTCCTGCGTCACACTGAAATCCCATTGCCTGCTGAAGCCGGACTGGCGCGATGACGTCCCATCCCCGGCCTGCTGCATCAGGTACGAGACACGGTAGATCTCGTTCTTCAGCCGCTCCAGATTCTCCGCCGCGATCTGAAAAACGCCGCCGGAAGGTTCGGTCCACCCGAATCGATCCTCCGCCCCCAGTTGGATGTAGTAACTTTCGCCGGTGAGTTGCTTGAATTCCCGGTCTGAGTAAACAACGGGCATGGCAAACAACCCCATAGTCAGCGCCCAGCCCAGCGCATTGGATTTGTTGAAGTGCTCCAGTTGCAGGAGTGCGGCCTTGTTCGTCAACCAGAGCGCATCGCTGACGCGAATTTCGAAGATGGGAACGCGCCCAATGCCCGCAAACCCGTGCCGCCCTTCATCCACCAGTTCGATCGATTTCTGCTCCGCACCGCGCTGCTCGTAAATTTCAAACCGCTCGCGGTCATAATAGATCCACCGCGTTTCGCGCGCCCACCCGAGCGTCCGGACGCTGTCCTGCTTCATCCACGAAGTCCGAAACACCGCCCATTCGAGTTCGCCGTGCTGATCGTAGCTCCAGTTGATCAGTTCATCCGCGTTGTATGACATCAGATAAGCTCGGCTGCGCCCCGCCGCGTCTTCCGCTGCCCGCGTCAGCGCGGGCCCGTTCGCGCGCGGGAAGTCGACGACCATATACGACTTTCCGCACACCAGCGCTTCCGTCATCTGCTGCCTGAAGAACTGGGCCAGTTTGGTGCCGCGCAAGTCGCAATCCTGCACGAATTGCGCGACGAACTCCTTCGCGCGTTCGTTGCTCCCTGCCAGATCGATCACCGGCTCGCGCCGCAGGAGCGTGGCCATATACCAGTCGACTATGGAACCCAGATAATTTTCGTAAAATACGCGCGCCAAACGCTCCTGGTAAACCTCCAGCGGCTCTTTCTGGCGTCGCAGGAGATACATTGCCGCATTCAGCCGGAACTGTTCGCCCCCCGCGTAAAGATCGCGATACTGCTTCCACATGCGCGATTTCGCCGTGTACTCGGGGTGTTCCTGCTCGATATGTGAGTTGCCATGTGAATTGGTCGTCAAAATAGTCTCTCCCCGCGTTCTCCAACTGTTCCGTTCCGGTCTTCCTGCCAGATCAGATACCCGAGCGCATCGGACATATGCGTCCGCTTGCGATCTTTGTCTTTGTCGATCTCGGCGGAATCTTCCCGATACGACACCTGCTCGAAGTCGTCGATCAACTCTTTGCACTTCGGATCGACAAACAACTGCGCTTCACCTGCGGCATTGCACAGCCGTGCATTTACAAGCGCCACGCGCGTCCTTACCGGCGGATTCGCCTTGGGTATGCGGTACGAGACCGCTCCCGCGCGCGCGCTGAAATAACTCCGAATCACCTGGTAGTCGGAATAACCTGTCGTGTTCATCGATGCGCCCGAAGCGTCCCCGTAGACGATCACTCCGGCCCGCGGCATCCCGAATCGCTTCTCGAATTCCTCGCATGCCTGCTCCGTCGTTGCGCGCCGCAGCGCGATTTCATCCAGTACTACAACCTCTCCACTTCGCGCCACCTGCGCCACCACCGAACACATCGGGTCGACATTGAAGTCCAGCGTCCACACCAGTGGACGTGACGGATCCACTTGCCCCGGCCGCACATTCCTGCTCCGGTCAAAGGACTGGTAAACAAGCCCGCCACGCACGTTCAGGTAATCGCCCAGCACTTCCTGACGGTAAAAATTCTCGTCATAGCTGCTGCGCAGCCGCTCGTAAAAGTCCGGCACCTGTTCGAGCAGAAACCGGTTCTCGAACGGCCGCGCCTGAATCGTTTCGTAACCCTCTACCCGATGTGAAACAAATCTTCGGTAGACCCAATCGAATCCCTTCGGCGTCCATACCGCGAATCCGCATCGGCGCACCGCCCTTGGATCCCGCAGTCTGCCCTCGAGGCGCAGCCACGCACCCTCGGCCGTGTAAGTCAGCTCATCCAGCCCAAACCACGCCAGGTTAGTGCCACGTAACCGCTCGAACTCGTCCACCGCGCGCAGCAGAATTCGCGAACCCGTCTCCTTCATCAGCAGCACGTTGTCGGCTTTGTTCAACTCGAACGGAATCTCGTTCGCTCCCAAAGTTTCGAGCAGCGTCACCAGCGTCGCGTCCCTCAGCATCGGATACGTCGGCGATCCGATCAGTCCCGTGCGACCGGCATTCAAGTAGGTAAGCCGGATCGCCTCCTGACACAACGCCGCGCTCTTCCCTGACCCGATCGGCCCGGAAAATCCCTTGAACGTTGCTTTCGAATTGTGGAATCTGCGCTGGCTCGGAAGCGGGCTGTAACTTATTCCTCGGCTGCCGGCTCTGGGCATTCGTCGACCCACCGCACCGTCAACTTCCGTGGTTCCCGCTTCTTCAACTCACGGCGAAGTTCCAGTAACCGCACCAAATCCGCCACTGACGGTTTGATATTCTTCATGACCTTGTCCTCAACCTGCTCCAGAATCGAATCAATCGATGACTCATTTCTCCCGCCCGTGATTTGTCGGGCGCCGCTTCGCCTCCCGCGAACACTTGCTCGCGAAGGCCGCCCGCTGTTGTCTGCACGCATTTCCTTCCCGATTGAAAAGCTACAACGCCCGATCGAACGTCAGCCGCGGGCGGGAAGTGAAGTTATTGACTGGAAAGCAAATCTAGTTTTGCTTTTGTTGTGAACAGGATTTTTTCGGCAGGAAATTTCCAGGAAGTTTCAAGGCGGGAACCGCAAAAAGGGCCGGCCGGTCAATTCATCGTGAACATCGGCGCTGCTGCCGAGCTCTCAATGTGCAAACCAACCGGCCTTCGGAAATACCGGAATTACTGTTACTTCTTTGCCTTGGGAGGCACGATCGCATCTTTGGCGCTTTTGGCGATCCGAAACTTCACCACTTTTTTCGCCGCGATCTTGATTGTCTCTCCCGTCGCAGGGTTGCGCCCCATGCGGGCCTTGCGGTCCACCCGCACCAGCCGGCCGAGACCGGGCACCACGAACAGGCCATTCTTTTTCACTTCTTTGATGGCAAGGTCGGAGAGGAATGTGAGGATCTGGCGCGCCTTGGCGTTGGGAATCTCGTTCGCCTCGGCAATCGCCTTGACAATCTGCGTTTGGGTCAT